CAGTTCCCGCCGAAAGATATTACCATCAGCTCCTATTCTGTCGTGAACCAGGGGATCAGCATTGAAACCATGCAGGTAACCTGGTCACCGGCAGAGAATGCCATTGCCTACGAGGCGCAGTGGCGGCGTGATGACGGTAACTGGATCAATGTGCCGCGTAATGCCACCACTTCATTTGACGTGCCCGGGGTCTATTCAGGCCGTTATCTGGTGCGGGTCAGGGCGATTAACGCGGCAGAAATCTCCAGCGGCTGGGGATATTCAGAGGAAACCCGGCTGACCGGCAAGGTGGGTGATCCGCCGATGCCACTGAACTTCCGTGCGTCCACACTGGTATTCGGGATCAAACTGAACTGGGAGTTCGGGAAATTCACGGAAGATACCCTGAAAACTGAAATTCAGTACAGCAAAACCAATGACGGGCAGAACCTGTTGCTGCTGGCTGATGTGCCGTACCCGTCCCGCTCTCATGAACTGGCCGGTCTGGCCGCCGGTACCGCGTTTTATTTCCGCGCCCGGCTGGTGGATAAAACCGGTAACCAGTCCCCCTGGACTGAGTTTGTGCGCGGTGTGGCCGAGTTCGATGCATCGAACATTATTGATGAAGTGGCCGCCGGGCTGGGCGACTCTCAAATTATCAAAGACCTGCGGTCGCAGGCGGATGACAACTTCGAAGCCATCATCAACAACGCCAACAACGCATACGGCCAGTGGGGCTACTGGCAGCGCGAAAACGGCGCGATGAAAGCAGAAATCATCGAAGTCCGCAACTACACGGTCACGGAAACGAAGGCACTTGCAGAGAAACTGGATGCGGTACAGGTTAAAGCTGAAGATGGTCTGGCGCTGGCGCAGAACTCCATCCGCGCGCAGTGGGATATGGCATCCGGTCAGGCATCGGTGGTCCACGATATGAAAGTCCGGATCCGTTATAACGGTGAGGATTATTCCGCCGGTATGGTTATCGGGGCTGAGCTGAAAGGTGGTCAGGTGAACACGCTTATCGGGTTTAACGCGCAGCAGTTTGCGTTTTATAATCCGGTAAAAAAATCGATGGATCTGTTCATGTACATGAAGGACGGACAGGTCTTTATGCGTGAGGCGTTCATTAATCAGGCATGGCTCAACAGTGTGGTTGTCACTGACAAAATGCAGTCGGAGAACTATGTGCCGGGTAAACAGGGTTTTATTCTGGATGCAAAGGCTAATAAATTTGAGTTCTTTGACGGGACAACAACAAACGGTACCGGTATTACAGCGGGCGGTATTAAAGTATATGACAATAACCGGCTGACGGTCATTATTGGTGATATATCGGGGTATTAATATGTCTCACGGGATTATTGTATATGATGATCGCGGTAATAAAATATTAGATTCCGGTAAAAGACTCGGTCGATTTGTCGGCTGGCATGATATTAATCCTGCACCGGTCGGTCAGTTTAAATACAGCTGGGATCACCGGAACCTGCTCTCTATGGGGGAGATTTTTGTCTGGGTTAATCCGAGCTTTTGGTTCAATCATAACGGCTGGTGCGATTGCCGGGTTGAAAATGGCGTTATTATTTTTGAGGGTAATTTAAGGCGAAACGACGAACAGAGAGCCAGGGAAACTTATATGCGTATATTATATGGTGTAAAATCATGAAACACGGTTTTATATGTTTTGGTGACACCGGCCGGATGCAAATTGACGGTACTAATATAGCGTTAGGGTTAATCAGAAAGCAGTCGTTTCATTGTCCGAAAGTGCAGGATGCCGGACAGGGAACCATCAAAGAGGTTTATTTTCCGGCCAGAGTTCATCCGAACACACAAATGATCGCAGCCAGAGCATCATTCTGGGTCAGAATAGGCGGTCAGGCGTTTGACAATACGAATAACAATGCTTTTGTCTCGATGCCTTTCCGCGACGGTCCCGGCGGAAATATAGAAATCTGGGAGTTTGGCAACGCTCCTGTTAAGGTGCGTAATCAAAGAACGGGAATAGTTGTGATAAACCCGGTAACCAATCAGGTGGTATATAATACTAACTGGGGCGTTGCAAATATACTGCATGTTCAGAGGCTTAAACTATGGCCTGATACAATGTGGTCTATGACAATGCCTAATAATGGTAATAACTGTGCAGTTGTATTTGGCGGTGGTGCTCAGAAAAGGACAAATTATGATGAATATATGGAATTCGAGTCTTATTTCTGGCGAATGAACGGTTCTAAACTGGAAGTACGTCTGTTGGTTGATACGTATTCCAGACCGCATGCATCACAATCTTTTGAATCATGTGATATACCGCTATATATAATGATAATAGATACAACGGGGATATAAGAATGAATATATCAAAATTAATCACATTAGCTGCAATAACCACGCTGACAGCCTGCAGCCATAACGTATACACCAAACCAGTGGATTGCACCGGGCATATGTTTGAGGGGCTGGATAACCGGCATTACTCAGCTAAGCTGACAAAATATGCGCCGGACAGTAAACGGTTTTTCAGTACAGGTGATCCTGTTCTGGGTTTGCATGGCTGGATCCGCATGGATACGTTTGACAAAATTACATGTGTTAAAGGCAAGAGTACAGAGGACTGATTATCGCCGTTACCGTCGCTGACTTCGACCCGCAAAAACTAAAATCAAAATAAATAATCTCCTCCAACAACCGCTCCGGCGGTTTTTTTTCGTCTGAAATTTAAGGAAACCCCATGATTTATACAGACGGCACCGTAGCCATTAAAGCCGGTTCACCGATTGTGACCGGCACCGGTACACAGTGGAAAAAGAACATTCACGGCGTGGCACCCGGCCAGCTTATCAGCATCGAGAACGGTACGACACCTGTCAGTATGATGATCCGCGCGGTAAACAGTGATACCGAACTGGCGTTGTCATTCAATGCTCCGGTAACACTCAGCGGCGCGAAATACTCCATTGCCACCACAGTCCCGGATACCATTTCAGATGCAGCCCGCACCATGTCAGCCAATCAGGGCTATATTGTGTATTTTCTCCGGGCCATGCAGCAGTGGATGACAGATACCGGTCAGGTGGAAATTGAGCTGCCGAACGGCCAGAAAGTGACGCTGGACAGTATTAAAGTGGTGAAAGATGCTATTAATGATCTTGGTTTGAGTATCGGTAAGGGATTATCTATCAATGATAATGGATATACAGAGATCTATCCGTCAGACAAAAATAAAGCAGGGCTTTGGCAAAGAATAAATACATCTGTGTTTGAGGTGCTCAGTGGTAGTACCGGAAAATTTTCCGTTGCGAATGACTCCGTAAAGATAGGCGGAACAATCGATGTTAAAACCAATACCCCCGGCAATGATCAGTCAAGGGTTGAAATAACATCACCAGATGGCAGATTTAGCATCGGTATGTGGGGGTATAACGATGGACGTACATTAGTTTCGTGCCGAAATACATCAGGGTGGTCTAACGTCAGTTTTGCAAATGTCGGAAGTGGCAGCGCCGCAGTAATCGGCGGGAATATTTATGTTGATGGCAGTGGTTACATAAAAAAATCATCCCCGATTATCCAGATCTATCCTGACGGTAATTACGACACCAACGACGAATCCGCCGGTGCCGAAGTCAGCCGCACAGCTACCGGCCAATATCACATTACCGGTATCCTTGGTTATAACTCAGATGGTGCATGGGGCGTAAACGGCGGCATCTCGGTACCGAAAGACAATAACGGCCTTGAGCTGGTTTATGTCGATGACAGGGTGCAGAGTGACGGCAGCCTGATTATTGAAACCTATCACCGTCAGCATGCGCATTTACCGGAACGTTTCCAGAACTGGCGACTGAAAGAGGTCACGCCGGAAGGTGAGCGCATCTTCTATCAGGACGGTGAACCATGTGATCTGCCGGAATCCACCCGCCTCGATGTTCGTGTCGAAATGCCGCAGGGCTCTGTGTGGAATGTGAAACAGCGTGAACTGGCTGAACAGATGGAACGTGAGCAGGCAGGGCGTGAAGCGCAGGAAGCAGCAGAGGAATAAAACAAAGCCGCGCTGGTGGACGTCCGGCGCGGCGGCTGGTTATTTGTACTATTTCAGACTTGAATGGACAGTTTTCGTAAGTAGAATACAATAAAATCTGTTGGCTATAGTTATGTGCGAGTAAACATAAGGATTTTATTGATGGAATATTTGTTGATATTTTCATTTAGAGACTTAATTGCCTTTACGATTCCTGCTTTTATTGGGGGGCTTATTTTCATTAGAAGGCGTAAACGGAATGAAATAAGAGTAAACAGCCTTCTTCTTTGGCTTTTTTTAATAATAGGCTCTTTTTCGGATATATTTTCAACCATTTACACAGAATATTCCTACAGTCACCTATATTATAATGATAGGCCAACTACTATTTTGGATTATGATCTTGCAAGGATTGTTTTTTTTGTAATTGTCATGCTTGTTTCAGTCGTTCTTTTTTTTCAGGAACTACGTTTAAAAAAACACGGTCATTGAAGTATGCAGCCTTCCGGAGCTGTGCTTCCTGCCCGATTTAGTTAAATTTTGAGCTGAAACAATGTCAGCTCAAATCTGAGTTAGCACAGCTTATTTATCAAAATATTCTACATCATCAGAAGCGTCTGCCATTTCAGGCACCCAACTGCCATCCTCAAAAATCTCCTGCAGTATCTCTTTTATTTTTTTATTATCCTTATCATTTTTCCCGCCGGTTACTGACATTGCTGCATTGGTTCCCCACGCAATACGAATGTTCATATCCGGATACTGAGCTCGCAGTTTTCGGTCAATTTCCTTTTCCAGAGCTTCAAATGTGCCAGGCGGTATCATCTCTTTTTGGTTTCTGCTGAAAATAACTTCAATACGGAGCAT